ACACAATCCAGGGTGTCGGAGGTGAACGGACGTGACCCCGGGCCCAACTGTCCTCCCCGGACAGTCCGGAAACGGAACGCGCCGAACGGCGCGGGACACAGTCCGGAAGCAAGCGGGGAGGGCAGGCAGTACCGGTCCCGCAAGGGACCGGGCAGTACCGGTCGCCAGTAAGGGACCGGGGGAGTGCCACTACGGGCTTCCGCAAAACCCCCTTCGGGACCGCTCGCCTCCACGGGAGCGGGGCCCGTGCTGCAAAAGCCAAAGGGGGTGCCAAGTCGCCTCGCCCAATGGGGGTGGGGTTGACAGCACACACCAGGTGTGCAAGTGTAGCAACGCGAAGGAGAGCCCGATGCACTACTGCTCGGACGGCGAGATCGCCACCCACTACTACGCCACCGCCGGTGGTAGCACCCGATACCTCTGCGCCTACTGCGCCGGGAACTTCGGATACCCGCAGTACCTGGTCGAACTCGGCCGCAAGAGCTGGCGCAAGGAGTACGGCTACCTGATCAGCGCGTTCGATGGCTCCGGCCTGGACGACCCGGTCTCGGACGTCTGGCCCTTCGAAGGCGACCACGCCGAAGAGTGGCTGGCCGTCCTCGGATGCGAGGACCAGTACCTGCTCGCCGATGCGGCATGGGAGCCCTACCGGGCCCACCAGGTGGTCTCCACCCTGACGTACGAGGCGACCAGGGTGACTTGCCTGCCACTTGTGTAAGTGTGCCAGGTGTGAAAGTGTAGCGACATCGAAAGGCGAAACCGCCTCCCCCAGGGCGGTCCGGCCAGGTGGTTCCTGGTCGCTGATGAGCCAGCCTGCTCGATCCCAAGGAGTCCCCATGGTTTCCCTCGACAAGACCACCTACTCGATCCAGTACGGCCGCTACAGGGCCGCGATCAACGCGAACCTCCGCCGCAACAACCTCCTGGCCCTGTCGCTGGAGTTCGGTGAGCGGGTGCATGACGCCGAGGTCAAGGCGTTCGAGGCGTACAAGGCCGAGGTGCTGGCCCGATGACGACCGGCGAGCCGAAGCGCTGCGAGAACGGCTGCGGTGCCCCGATCCGGTCCTACGCGGACTTCTGCTCCGAGGGGTGCTGGGAGGAATGGCACGCAGTGAATGAGCCGGAGGTGCTGGCGAGAGCCACGCCCCGGTAGCGAAGGCGAAACCCCTCCCCCAGGGGGTCCGGTCGGCTGGTAGCCGATCGCTGATGAGCCAGCCTGCTCAACGTAAGGAGTCGCAGTGACGACGTACGTACACCCGGCCTCATGGTCCGAGTACACCGCCGCCCTTGACTGGGCGAGGAGTGGCAACCCGCGCATCACCGAGGCGACCAGCGAGCCCGAGGAGATGCCTCGCGGTGCGAGGTACTACCTGACCAACGACTTCCAGTCGGGGTTCGGTGTGGCCAGCGACGGCACGCTGATCGGCCTGTTCTCCACGGTCAAGGGCCGCGGTGAGGACCTGGTCTGGGACGCGGTCAGCCACAAGGGTGCGAGCAAGCTGGACTGCTTCGACGGGTTCCTGCCCGAGTACTACAAGCGGTTCGGGTTCGTCGAGACGGAGAGGGTTGCGAACTGGACGCCGGGTGAGCCTGACGTGGTGTTCATGCAGCTGTAGGTGTGCAACCTGCGCAGGGCCGTGTCACATGGGGAAGCGAAACGCCGCGAGGGCGTCTGACCGGGTGGTTACCGGTCACTGATGAGCCACCCCCCACGTGTCACATCCAGCCCGAGGCTGAAAGGCCACACATGCAGATCACCATGCACAACCAAGTCACACGTGACCGACGTGGCCACCGTGACGGGAGCAACTGGGAGGTTGCTTTCTTCAGGAGGTAACTCCTGGATGTGCACTGCACTACCTCACATGCGGCTCCTGGTCGGCCTCGGTCGGGCGGGACGGTGTGAACTCCCATGCGAAACATCCGGTCAACTGCCCTCAGAGGGCCGGGTGTTGGCCCAGGGCGGTGCCTGGGTCCTGATGAGCAGCCACTCATACCCGAGAGACGAGAGACACCATGATCCAGATCAAGGCCGACGCCCAGACCCGTGAGCAGTACGTGCGGAACATCATCGACACCTGGCTGGACGCGTCCGCCGAGCAGGAGTTGCAGGGACGCGACTGGTACCCGAGTGCGCACCGCCTGGCCAAGAAGATGGCCGAGGGGAAGGTCGCGGTCGGTGCCGGCCTCCTGGCCGCGCTGTCCCCGCAGACGGCATGGTGGCTGAACATCGAGCTGGCCACGGAGGCGTACGAGACGGGCACCCCGGCCAGGCACACGGGAGACTGCCTGGGCAAGGCGGCGAAGATCCTCGCGGGTACCGACCCGGTCGAGGTGCTGCCCATGGATCGCAAGACCGGCCACTTCTACCGCTCGATACTCGACCCGACGGACGCGGACGCGATCTGCATCGACAGGCACGCACACGACATCGCGGTGGGGGAGGAGTACGGCGCCCGTGACCGCGGGCTGAGCTCCAAGGGCCGGTACGCCCTGATCGCGCACTGCTACCGGGAGGCGGCCCAGCGCCTCGGTGAGCTGCCCTCGACCGTCCAGGCGGTCACCTGGGTGGTCTGGAGAGATGCACTGGTCGGCACGTCTACGAGGGGAACCATGTTCGCTTCCGCGGCGTAAGTGTGCAAGTGACGCAAGCCGAAACCGTCGAGAGGCGGTCGGGGTGGGGTGGCTCCCGCTCCCTGATGATGGCAGCCATGAGCGTGAAGGTGTGACAGACATGATCCCGAGCAACGTAGTGCGGTGCCAGGCTGACAACGGTCCGATCCTCTACCCCCTGAAGCCCGGCCCGTACCGGTGCGAGACCTGCGGGGGAGGGCTGGAGCCCGGCCAGACGCCCGGCCCCGGCGAGTACTGGACCGAGAGCTACGGCTACCTCTGCCTCGCGGAGGTGGAGGAGGACGAGCGCGACACCGAAGAGGAGATCGAGGATCTCCGCTCCGCGATCGACGCCTTCGCATCCATCCTCGGCGACCAGATGACGGCACACGGGGTGGGTGGTCACTTCACCTGCACCGAGGCGGAGAACCTGGTCCGCGCACTGATGGTCGATGGCCACAAGCACGCCGCGATGACCTTCCTGGAGGGCCACGCCTACGGCGACGACGACCCGGAAGACCTGCATGCGGACGTCAAGGACTACGAGGCATGGGTCCTGGAGCTGGCAGGCCAGCCCGTCCCGACGCTGATCGAGGGGCCCAAGGACAAGGCCGAGGTGGTGACCGAGGGCACGGTCGTGAAGCACGAGCTGGAGGTGGTGACGACCGAAGAGCTGGTGGTCCTGCTGAACCTGCACTGACCTGGCGAAACCCCTTCGGGGGTCCGGGGAGGGTGGCATCCCCCCGCTGATGAGCCTGCCGTACGTGATCGGAGAACCACAGTGACCCCCAAGTTCCGCACCCACGACCTGAACGTCCGCGACTCGAAGCGCACGGACAAGGCAACCACCCTGGCTCGTAAGGCAGTTCGTCAGAACAAGTACGAGGCCAGTGAAGCCGTCGTCCGCATCGCCGCCCACGCCTGATCGAGGAGACACGACCGTGCCCAGCATCGAAGAGATCAGCAAGTACGTCACCGACAAGCACGCCCAGGGCATCATCGACACCGCGGCCTACGGTGGGATCACCTACTGGGCGACGGAGCCGAGCGAGGCGGAGTTCGTCGGCCTGCCCGAGGGCAAGACGTGGACGATCGTCGAGGGAGTCGACGACACCGCGTGGGGTGGTGAGCGGGAGGTGGACGAGGTCCACTACCTGAGCGCCGACGACATACGCAAGGGGTACGCCGAGCTCCTGGCGCTGGACCAGACGCTCGTCAACCGCACGCTGCACGGGTACGTCGTCCAGTCCTGGATCGACCGGGACGAGAAGGACGGGATCGACCTCTCGCACATCGACGCCGACGCTGCCGACGTGATCGTCCAGGTGGCTGCCCTGGAGGAGGTCCGTTACGGCTGAAGGTGATGTGCAACCTGCGCACCTGTGATACTGTGACCACATCAAGGCGAAACCACCCGGAGGGGTGGTCGGGGGGAGTGGATCTCCCTTCCTGAAGAGCCAACCCATGTGAAGGTGTGACCGATGGACGTCATCGAACGGATCAACCACTACGACCCGCCAATCCTGGCCCGCCTCGCCCAGTGCGCCGAGCCCGACTCGCGAGTGAGTGAGGGTGCCGACTTCCTCGCCCTCGTGCGAGACAAGGTGGTCGACCTGGTCCAGGAGTACGGGGAGGTGGCCCCCTACCGCGAGGCCATCCAGGACGCCGCCGCCGACATCGGTAGCGGGGCCGAGCCCGGAGTGAAGTGGCGCCGGTTCGTGGACCTGAGCGCCTACAAGGAGAACGTCACCGAGTTCGGTCGGCCCAGCCCGGACACCCCCGAAGGGCACGCCGACCTGGCCCTGTTCTTCATCGGGTTCCGGCTGGCCAGTGCACTGCTCACCGAGATCGAGAAGGGCTGAGACGTGGGACGCATGAAGGACATCGCCATCGACCTGATCACCTACGAAGAGGGCACGCTCGACGCAAGGGGGACGCTGGAACTGTTCGGCCTGCTGGTCAAGAGCGGCATGGCGTGGACGCTCCAGGGTTCCTACGGACGCACGGCCAACGAGCTCATCCACTACGGCTACCTCACCGCCGAGGGCAGGATCACTGAGTTCGCCGACGAGATGCTGGGGGAGCTGACCACGGCATGACTGACCTGCCCCGGCAGTTGAGTGCGCGGGTCGACAAGGAGCTGGCCCGCCACATCGAGACGCTGGCACCGACCGGCCTGAGTTACAGCGACATCATCAAGCAGTCGGTCGCCCTGTTCGCCGAGGTGTACGCGGTGGCCGTAGCGAACGGCGTCGCCGAGCCGCACGAGATCCCCAAGCTGACCGCCTACCGGTACGCGCTTCCCCCCAAGCCCCAGCCCCCCCGCACGGGGGAGATCACCCTGAAGGAGACACCCCATGAAGACCGCAGCCCGATACGTCCTGACGTTCCTCGCCCTCGCCCTGCTGGGCTCGCTGACCTGGAACTCGCCGGCCTCCGCCTCGGACGCCAAGCCCGTGACGCTGCCCGCCCAGGTGAAGTACGTGCCCGTGTTCCACATCCCGACCAAGCCGTGCGCTGAGGACGGGGACTCCCGGAACTGCTACTGGGACGCGGCCAAGAGAGGCAACGGCAAGGGGTACTCGTACTACGTCGACCGCGCTGGCAACGTGACGTACCTGAACCCGAAGCTGAACGACCCGGCCAAGCGCCAGGCGTGGGCCAAGAAGAACAAGGCCGCGCACCGTGAGTACTGGGGCACGGTGTTCGGGCACCGCCTGTGCTGGGCGCAGGTCGGCGAGACCTCGTACATCTACTGCTTCGACGGGTTCCGCGAGACGTCCTGACTGTGCAAGTGTGCCGAAACCTCCGAGAGGAGGTCGGGGTGGGGTGGTGCCCACCTCCTGACGAAGGCAGCCATGACGAGAGGAGCACGACAGTGCAGAAGCGCAGCCGCATCGGCAAGAACGAGGTCTCGGGCCTCGGCAAGCTGTACCTCCAGGGTGGGCAGGCACTGAAGCGGGAGGAGCTCAACCTCACCAACGCTGAGTACGCGGTGTTCGCCAAGCTGGCCTGGTTCGGGCTGGCCAAGCGCGAGCAGGAGCAGAGGTGGTCGATCACCGACCTGGGCATCGGCTTCATCGAAGGCAGGACGCGCGTCCCCTCGGTCGCAATCACCGCGGACCGTGAGCTCGTGGGCCTGGAGGGCGAGCTCGTCAAGGCGGGCGACCTGAACCAGGAGTTCTACTTCGAGGTCGCCGCGTGAGTGACCAACTGATCGTCGGGCTCAGCGGGTACGCGAGGTCCGGCAAGGACGAGGCGGCGAACGCCTTGATCGAGAGAGGCTGGAGGCAGGCGGCCTTCGCCGACAAGCTGAAGGACTTCCTGTACGCGGTGAACCCCTTGATCCCTGGGCACTACGGTGCCGGGAGCCTGCGCCTGCGAAGGCTGGTCGACCAGACCGGGTGGGACTACGCCAAGACGACGTACCCCGAGGTCCGGTCCCTGCTCCAGCGCACGGGCACAGAGGCTGGCCGGCGCGTGCTCGGTGATGACGTGTGGGTGGAGGCTCTGTTCGCCTCGCACGCTGACGCTCCGGGCCTGGTGGTGACCGACGTCCGATTCCCCAACGAGGCGGAAGCCATCGCCAAGAGGGGCGGCGTGATGATCCGGGTGGAGAGGCCGAACGTCGGCCCGACCAAGGACAAGTACGGGCGAGCCCACATCAGCGAGACCGCGCTCGACGACTGGCCCTTCGATCACGTCCTGATCAACGACGGGTCGGTGCATGACCTGCACACCAAGTTGCACGGCGTCGCCGAACTTGTGCAAGTGTGAGCGTGTGATACTGTGACCATCAGAACGATCCGAGAGCTCGACGAACTGCCTGACGGCACGGAGATCGAGATCCAGGACAAGCGAGACACGCCCCTCTTCAAGCGAGGCGGCGACTGGTACAGCCCAAGCAAGACGGCGACGCAGAACATGATCGCCTACGTCAACGCCCGACGCTGGGGAGTGCGGGTCATCGAGAGAGGAGGGCAGGAGTGAGGATCACCCCCCGAGCCCACGAGATCAAGAAGGTGGTCGACATCCTGGAAGACCCCACCTTCGACAGCCCGGAGCAACTGGCCAAGGCTGTGATCAAGGAGGTCGGGGACATGCTCCAGATGCGGGACCTGTTCGCGATGGTGCACACCTGGGCGGACGGCAGCAAGGGCCTGAACTTCGGGCCTTTCGGCGCCGTCGCTGAGGCGGAAGCCTTCGCCAAGAAGATGAGCTTCGGAGGCACCGGCAAGGTAGTACCCCTGACGTCGTCGGGGATCATGCTCGCCAACCACGACGGCAAGAAGGATGGGTGGCCGGGCTACTGCTGGAATCCCGAGTGTGGACACGCACCCTGGACCCACGCGGTCGACGGTGCAAGCCGCGGCAAGTGCCACCTGGAGACGTGCAACTGTGACAAGTTCAGGAAGGACGACCCGAGCCTGAAGGCCAAGGCGAAGACGACAGCACGGAAGGGAACGGCGAAGAACATCAATGAGCTGTGAGTGGAGGAGCTGCCCTTGCGGTGGCAAGCGGGGGTTTCTGACTGAACGAGACGCAGAGAAGGCGCTCGGTCGAGCCCGAGCCAAGCGGAGCCGACAGGGCGAAGCCCGCGGCACCATGCGGGGCCTGAAGGTGGAGTCCCGCTGGTACCAGTGCGACGAGGGTGGATACCACCTGACGTCCGAGTCCCGATCGTCGTACGAGAACCGAATCAAGGAGGTAGCGAAGTGAGTAACGGATGGGACTGGATCGCTGAGGGCCAGCGCATCGCGGAGGAGACGCGGAACGCAGGCGAGCTGAACGTCGAGGCCATCAAGGCGGAGTCGATCGTCTTCGAGGGGCCGCTGGACTACCTGAAGGCCGCCGAGATCGAGCGCCAGGAGGCCGAGCCGGCACCCAAGGTGGGCGGACTGGCCGGAGACCTGGCTGACATCGTCCGAGAGGTCGAGCTGTGCCGAGCCGGCCACTGTGACGCGGCGTACAGGCAGAACGAGCAGGGCGGGGAGGCGCGAGACGTCGTGGCCCGCATCGCGAAGGTGGTTGGAGTGGAGCTGAGCTCCGCGTTCATCCGCCCGCTGGACGGCAACGTCTGGAGCCCGCGGAACATGGCGCGGGTACTCGAAGGTGTGCAGCAGCTCGTCAACGAGAACCAGGTGCTCCGCCAGGAGCACGCCACCCGTGACCAGAAGGAAACCGTCACCGTCAAGGCCCTGCATGAGGCCCTGTCTCACCTCGGGGAGGCTGTGTAAGTGTCGCTGCACATCGGACCGCTCGAACCGGTCACAGACGAGGACATCCTCATCGTCTACGGCTTCCACCAGGCCCGCATCTACCCCGAGTTCAACCGCAACAACGTCTACACCCTGCATGGGGTCGCTGCCTTCGGCCGACTCAACGGACGCGAACCCAAGCGGGTGTTCCACACCGGCCTCGGCCTGAGTCGGGAGGCTGACCGCCTCCGCTCAGAACTCAGGCGCCTGGAATGGAAGTACGGCACGAAGGTGCACCACGTGAACGAGCTCTACATGTACGACGACGAGGAGACCCCCGCAGCATGACCAAGATCCAGACACGCGACGACGTCACCGTCGAGCTCGTCAAGGCCAGCGCCACTGACTCCGACGTAGCCACCGCGGCCCGCGTCAGCACCGTGGGCGCCAGCCACGACCGCGTCGTCGACCTGACCCGAGACCAGGGCCTGATCAACTACCTGATGCGGGACCGGCACGGCAGCCCCTTCGAGCACACCTCGTTCACCTTCTACGTCGAGGCCCCGCTGTTC